TGTATTATATTAAGTTTTGCTTCTCTTTTTATCTGGCCTATGTTTGCTGTACCCTCTAATGCTCTCACAACATTAATATTTTTAGGTTTTTTATCATCAATGTTTATAGGTGCTTTTATTTTATATTTTTTATTTAAAAGGCTCCACAATCTCGTAATTTCCTCTTTATTCTTATCAGGAAATTTTAATTTAGTTTCTATTTGTGAAACTGATTCTGGAAAAAATGTATAAGCCATACAACTATTTATCTAGCGTATTTTGACTTACCTTTATCTAATAATCTTTCTTTTTCATCTCTACAATCAAAGAAAGGTGGGAACCCAAATATACCAAAGGTCTTATTTTTATTTTGAAACTTAACAACTGGTTTTATATCTTCTTCAAAAAATGATTCTTTTAACACTACTTTACTAGGCATTTCTACAGCACGCCATAATATATCTTTACCTTTTTTAACCATTTCAGTTTTATAGTATATAGAAGGACTTTTTTTTCTTACTTGTTTTTTTGTCATACTTTAAATCCTGAAAACTTATCATATGCACCATCAGCAGGTTGAGGACCTGATGGTTCATTTAATTGTTTTTCTGTTTCTTGGTTACTATCTACTATTTGTTGAGCAGATTGTTCTACATCATACAATCTCATTTTTGCTCTATCAACACCTATAATAAATGCACGATTGATACCTGGATCATTATATCTATTCTTTAATTGTTTAACTTTCATTTGAGATAGTTCTTCTAAATCTTCATTAGATATTAAAGCAAACATGAAGTCAGCAGTTGCAGGAAGACCAAAACTTTCTGAAGTATCTTCTAATCCTACATCACTCGACATATAACCAGTTCTAGTTGTTTGTGTAGCAGATATAATAGGCACATTATACGTCACAGCAAGACCTCTTAATTCTTCAGCAATTGCCTTGATATAAAAATATGAAGATATATTACCACCTTTAAATCTACTAGATGAACATATATTTAAATAGTCAATGAATACTATATCAGGTTTAAATGATTTCTTTAATGCAAGTTCATCAATTAAATTTTTAAAATGACCTGTATGAGCAGAAGCAGTAGGATATTCTTTTATAATAAGTTGACCTTGAACCTTACTTTGCATTTTTTTAATCTTATCATCATAATATTTTTTAGGCATATCATAAAGTTCATCAATAGTTACATCTAATAAGTTAGCGTCTATTCTTTCAGCAATTCTTTCTTCAGCCATTTCTAAAGTAATATACAATACGTTTTTACCTTGACTTATCATAGACGCAGCTACATGACACATAAACAAAGATTTACCTACACCTGTACCTGCAAGTGCTACATTTAAAGTTTTAGGTGGCAGACCACCTTTTGTTATACGATTAAAATATTGTAAATCAAATTTAAGACGTTCTTCAGTTCTATGATAGTAGTCGAATCTTTCATCTGATTGCTCGACATAGTTATGACCAATATGCTGGTCAAAAGAAACAGCAAGAGCCTCGCTGAGGATGCTCGGAATCGCCTCGGGAGTATGTTTGTTATCTTTGCCATCTATAATTTTAATACCTTTTAATACAGCATTATATACAGCACGGTCTTTACAAAACTTTTCAGTTGTATCTAATAACCATTTTTGATCTACATTAGACTCAACTTCTAAACTATTCAATAATTGTTTTGATTGTTTAAATTCTTCCTCTGTAATATTCTTTAGGTTTGATAACTCAATTGTCAGAGCTTCTTTGGTAGGAAGATTATTATATTTTACTACAAAATTATTTATCTGTTCAAAGACAATAGTTTCTATTCTATCTTTAAAAAAATCCTCTTTAAGAAAAGGCACAGCTTTTCTAGCAAATTCTTCATTGTATATAAGGTTTGATAATATAGTTAATTCAAACTTATCATTTAAAATTGATTGTGCCATTCTCTAATTGTTCCTCCATTACTTCTATTAATATATCGCCAATGTATTGTCTAAAATCTTCATCTGTTGTATCAACATTATTAGGATTCTTTTTGATGTCATAAGTAAACTTCAAAGGTAATCTGCCGTCAGCATTTGGTTCTGAAGCAAACTTAACATTTGTATATGCGAATATTATATCAGAATATGGCGCTTCTGTCAACTTAATGCAGGAATAATCATCTACATCACGTTGAGCGAAAACGTATTTTTTATTCTGCGCCATAGAGGAATTCTTTCTTGGCTGCCTCGTCAATTTTAGAGAGAACATCTTTAGTAAAGAATTTATCAGGCTCATTATTGATAGTTTTTGCATATTGTTTTGTGCCATCAGGTAATTCTATTCTTGTTGAAACAGATTTAAATATACCATGTTTGATTGCCAAGTCTAGCAATCCATAGTGTCTTTCTAAACCATGTTTATAAGTTAGTCTTACATCTATTTTAGCGTTTTCTTTTGTTAATCTACTCTTATAATTTAAACAATGAATAACATTTCCGATAACATCTTTACCATCTTTTTCTTTTCTTTTAGATAGGTAAACAATATTAGAGGCAGCGTATTTCAAGCCTGAACCGCCACCCATTTCTTTTTGTGGGAACATTGAACCGATCACATCATAGGTGTGATTAGTCATAATCATAGGCACTTTTGCTTTGCCTAATTTAAGTGTTAAAACTCTAAACGCAGCTTTTACAATCTGCGACCTAGTCATATCTCTAGTTTCTTTACCTTCGGCTGTATCTGTCATTTCTTTTGTGGTTGATAACATACCTAAACTATCTAATACAAACATCATAGGTTTTCTATCTTCTTCTTTTTGTTCTAAATATTTGTCAATAACTTTGATTGATTGATGTCTAAATTCTTGCACGGTTGCAACTGGTACAACAACCATTCTTGTACTATCAACACCTCTACTCTCAACTAAATCTTTTGTCAATGCACTTTCTGACTCAAAGTATATCACACCTGCGTCTTTATTCTTATCTAAAAATGCTTTTACAATACCTAATGCAAAGAAAGTTTTACCTGTTGCAGCTTCACCTGCAATTGCTGTAATCTTGTTTGATGGCATACCACCATTGATTGATCCTGATAATAAGGCGTTAAGAGTATAACTACCTGTGTCTATAAAACTATCTACATCACCTGCTTCAACACCTTCACTTACTAGTGTAGCATATTCATTACCTGTTTCTTTTATAATATCTTTCAAAAAATCCATTATTATTCTCCTTGATAGTTTATACAATAATATTTTATACCTAAATCATAACATATCTTTAAGATATTGTCAAGCTCTGACTTAGGAAAATTGTATGTCATGTATTTTTTATTTTTATATATAACAATTGTCAATCACCTAATTCCCATTCAAATCTATACTTTTTATCTTTAGGTATCCATCCCACTGGCGGCGTTTCTAAATCTGCTGTTTCTATATTGATCCATATGTCGTTAAATAAGTCATCTGTTTTTACAGGACCAAATTGAGAAAAGACCCTACCTTCAACTCTTTGAAGTTTATCTTTTAACTTCTCTTTGTTATACTCTAAAAGTCTTTGATAGTCCCAGTATTCTTTTAAATCTATGTATGATTGTTTACTTATCATTAGTGCTTGACAGGACATTTTTTCACCTCCGATTGATGTAATTTATATCCCCCTTTAAATTTTGATTTTACATGTAAATAAGATTCGTTAGCCCAAGCTGCATTAGTTGGCGTAGGTCCTGAAACATCATATGTATATTTATTTCTTTCATACGGCACATACATCGCTAAAGGTGTGCCTCTTGGAATAAAAAACTCACCATAACTTCTGAAAAGCATTTGTTGATTTATTTCATGGTGTATATCTGCCCATATAATACCAGGTAAGGTTTCAAATATTGGATTGTAGTGATAGTACATTGGTAGTTGCCAAACTGACCAACCTGGTGGTGTTTTAACACGCCAAGGACAATTAGGTTTAACAACCATACTTGTGTTATCTTGCATGTGTCTAGGTAGCCAATCTCTGAATTGAGTATTATTGTGTGAAGAAAACTTAAATGTACCATCTGGTGATCTCCATTTCCAAGATTTGTCATGTTCTATCTCTACATGCAAATCACACCATAGTGGTACAACAAATCCTTGTGTTATATATTCAGGAAAAGAAGGGCAATTTCTAACCGTACCTTTATTATCCATATTACCATCAATCATTCTTTGAACCTTTTTCCACCAATCAGGTACATACTCTTTTGCAGGCACAATGGGTGCTACTTTTTCTACACCCTCTATTGTAGACCACCAATGTATTTTAGGTTTCTCTTTTTGTTTCCAAAATGTAAACACTTTTTTTATTCTATCTATCATAATTTTTCTGATACATTTGCTGATACAACATATCTATATCCTTTAAATTCTTGTGGTTGTACACCGTGTTGTACATAACCAGGAAACATAATTAATAATCCTGGTTCTAGTTTTCTCATACCACCTTGTG